TCCATTACCTGTTGTCCAGTTTGACCTTGTGCTTGACCTTGCGCTGGCTGTGACTGCCCTTGTGTAGGCTGCGCAGGTGATTCTTTATCTTGCCCTGGCAAATCCAACTCCCCATCTTTATCTCCAGATGTAGCAGCGAATTTCGCTAGTAAACTATCAATGTTACCAACAGCAAACTTCATAGCTTTATCCATTTCCGCATCAACAGCTTGACTTTTTTGAACAGTTTGTTGCTGATTCTGAGCAGGAGCTGGCGCAGCTTGTTGTGTTGCAGGTTGCGCTGCTGGTGCTGCCGCAGGAGCTACTGCAGGTTGCGCAACTGGAGCCTCACTCAGTCTGCTCTCAAGTAGAGTTTTCATTTTTTTAAATGATTCTTCTATTATCTGTTTCTTTTTGGCCATAATAATGTCTTTCTAATAAATATGAAATAAAAAGGGTTTTTTTTAACTCAAATAATGTTTTTTTGAAAAAATGCAAATATTTAGAACAAAGAGATAAACTAAGCCCCGCACATGGAACTGAACAGTGAAAACTTCGAAAAAGAATCAAAAAAAGTGATTCGAGAATTGATAAAAGAGAATGCAAAATTCAGCGATTTAATCAACAAATTACAAGAAGGATTAGAAACTGTAAGTCAAAAACAACAACAAGAGGAGGCTCTTATTGAAAACATTAAAAAATAACCAATATGTCTACAGGTCAAGATTACAGCATAATAGTTCAGCAATTAGAAAGAATGTCAACAAAGATTGACGAGATTTCAAAAGAAGTACAACTTACTAATATTGAGATGGCTAAACTTGGTGGTATGAAACATGCTATTCAAGATTTAAAATCCTGGAAAGAGAATGTAGATTCAGCCGTTAATGCAGAAGACCTTAGGGAAATGAAATCTGCTCTTGCTGAAATAAAAAAAAACACTGAAGAAATAAGTCATTTCGAAAAAGAAATATCAACACTCAAAGAAGAGAAAGCAAAAGATAAAGAAGAAATCGACAAACTTAAAACCTTTAAAACAAAGATAGCTACAGTTGGTGCGGTTTCATTCTTCATACTCACAACAGCAATTACTGTTCTAGGTTGGTATCTTTCCTAGAGGCCTTCTTAGCCATACCATCAACCATTCTAATAAATTTTGTAGTATTCCTCTTTACATGGAAGAAGTTTACATTATATAACTCAACGAGGCTAATCAACCTCTCCCAAGCCTGTCTGTTTTCGACAGGCTTTTTTTTGCTATTAACCCAACCATTTTCTCTCCATTTATCATACCATCTATCCTTTAAGCAATTTATTACATAAGCACTATCTGAGTATAGATTTATTGGGCCTACCGCTTTTTCTACTGCATCTAAAGCCTCTGCGCACGCAGTTATCTCCATTTCCTGATTAGTAGTTCCATTTTTGTGCCCAGAATCTTCTTTAGTTATTTTCATATCATAACCTGGCTCACTTTCTAAAATTAGAAAAGCCCATCCACCTTTTCCTTCTGCTGTTCCGTCCTCTTGCCTGTTATTATACTTGCAAGCTCCGTCTGTATATATTGTCATATTTTTTATTTTTAACAAGACTCATTCCAAACAAGTGCTGCTATTGAACTTTTCCATTGTTGAAGAGTCATTTTTCTGTATTCTAAATATTTTTTCATTCTTGACTTAACTATTCTCGATTTTTTTACAGTCAAAGTATCGTCTGTTAAAAAATCTGAAAGCATTTCACAAAGCTTGTCTGCGCTCATTAAATAAGAATTTTCTTCTTCATTCACATAACCATTGAATACTCTATCAAATACGCTGGGGAGAAGTTTTGCTTCCTCTCGCTCTCTATCTTCAAGAATTTTCCAACCCTTCTTGCTTGGATAAATCTTCACATCAATAAAATCATCTACTGTTTCGTGTTTTCTTCCCCAAGGTTTCATATTAATTATTTTCTAAAATTGTAATATCCAACTCCCATTCCTTTTGACTCCTCTGCTCCCACAAAACAAAGCTCTCATCTACGTATTTTTCTGCCTCCTTAGAGGTTATCTCATTCACCCTTGCAAGATGCGCTAGAGCCATGTCGTAGTTTCCGCTAATTCGAGCATAACCCATATGTTTGCACTTGTGGCAGTCTGGGCAAAGCGCAACCAAACCTTTAAGCGTTTGCTTACAAGACTCATCATCATAATCCCATATCTCATGACACTCAACTGGGTGTTTTGGCCCTTTTCCACTACATACTTCACATTTATATCCAGCCGCTTTGTAGCAAGCTTTTCTTAAAACATCCCACTCAGCCTTAGTCACATTCGAACGAACATTACTATACCAAGCTGTTTGTGGTACTAATTCAATTGTTAATTTCATTTGCTATCTCTTCTTTATCTACTCTTACTATTCTAGTTCCTCTCTTAAAGTTTATGTAACCTTTGTTGTTTTTTGCAAATTCAGCGACATAAATACCATTTGCAGAGAGAAGTGGATACAAATCTGTAACCGTTGGCTCAAACGCACGTAACGTTGTAAAACTGATACCATCTCCAACTCTCATTGTCAAATACTCTTTTCCAGTTCTACCTTGAACTAACTTGAATGTTTCTACAACAAATATGTAGAAGTCGTCATCGTCAAAATTCACAATAGTTTCAACTGGCTTGTCACGCTTTGCTCTTTCATTTACATCTTTCTTGATTTCAAGTATGTATTTAATCTTCTGCAAGTCAAAGTTACAAACCTCAACAAAATCCATTCTCTTTATAGCTTCTGATGTTGGAGGGTATTTGTTTTCATCTGCCTTAACTGGGATGTCAAAAGCGGGGTCGTTCATATCAAACAGAATAGTTTGATTAGGTACCTCTTTTTTCTTCTTTTTCATCTTCAAAGCAAGCAATTGGTCTCTTGATGTGCTCCAATCATCAAACACACCAGCCTTCAAACAAGCTGAAAAAGAACTTTTGTTAAACTTACTAAAAGGCAATCTCATAAAAGCGCTCATAGCAACTGTCTCTAAAGTCTTTTTTGGTTCACCATCTTTTACTTTAATCTCATCTATTAGCCTAAGCATTTCTTCATATGCAATCTCCCCTAATCCGTTAATTCCAGAGAATCCCATAGATATTTCATGGTCTCCTGTCATTGTCCATCTCCATCCAGATTTTCTTGATGGTCTTTTTATTACGATTCCTTTAGACATCGCAGATGCAATTGCTGATGCAATCCAAATTTGCTGTTTCTCTTTTGTTCCAGACTTCGGGTGATTAAGAAGTGCTGTATAAAACTCAGTAGGGTAGTAATGCTTCAAATAAAGGGTCTGCATCGCCAAATAAGAGTAAGAAAGCGAGTGAGATTTGTTAAATGAATAACCTAAATATTGAATTACCCAATCTTTAATCTTATCAACCTCATCTTTATTATAACCCTGAGCAGCAGCTCCATCTAAGAACATATTCCAGTATTCTTGAAAGCCTTTCCAATTCTTATTATTCTTTTCACTCTCAGTAAGCTCTTCTCCAGCTGAATTTCTAGCAATAATCTTAGAGGCTTTGTCCATATATCTACGAAGCATATCCCCTTTACCAAGACCCATTCCACCAATCTTATCTGCAATAAACATAAGTTGTTCTTGGAAAACGAGTACACCGTTTGTTTCTGCAAGAATTGATTCAAGCGCAGGATGAACGAGTTTTATTTTTTCTGGGTTAAACTTATTCTCAATAAATTCCTCATGCGCACCAATCCCCATTGGACCTGGACGATATAATGCATTACAAGCAACAAGCTCTTCGAATTTCTCTACCTGCATTCCTCTAATAAGATTATTCATCCCACTACTCTCAAACTGAAAGATACCGTGATTCAAACCTAACCTAAGCTCTATAAACAAATTCTCATCCTCAAGGTCAACGTAATCTACTTTATCAGTTATATCTTCACCTCTAGTTCTTTTTACAACCTCAATAGTATCTTTGATTACATTTAGAGTTTCAAGCTTTAATCTATCCAGCTTCAATATACCAAGAGCAGATAAATCCTTACCAGACTTATCAGCCTCCTGAAACGCTGACACAACACTTCCGTTAGAAGCGATTACATTAGTTGGTATATAATCCCAAGATAACCCTGGCGTAATAACTACACCTGCAGCATGCTGACCAACACCTCTAATGTTCCCATGAAGCTTTAAAACGGTTTCAATTATTTCCTTATTCTTTGAATCTCTAATCCAAGCTCTAACTCTTGCGCTACACTCAGGCTTATCTGGCCACGTCTCGAACCAATGCCTTAAAGTATCGTTATAATTCAAGAAGTTTGGCATTTCATCAGTTATCGCAAATACATCAGAACCGAAACCAGTAGCTTCTTTTCCTCTATAAGCACGAACAACATCTTTAATAGTATTTTTCTCAGAAAATGTCCCAAACGTACCAACTGACATCACACGCTCTTTTCCATATTTCTCATACAAAAAGTTATTTGTAATATCATCAGTACCAGTCATGAAGTCAATATCAATATCTGGCGGACTGTCTCTCTCTGGGTTTAGGAAACGCTCAAAATATAAGTTAAACCTTATTGGGTCAATCTTAGTAATGTCAAGACACCATGAAAGAAGCGAACCTGCAGCAGAACCCCTAGCTGGACCAATATCATGACCAGTTCCTCTATAGTAATTAATTATCTCCCAGTTAACCAAGAAGTAATCAAGCATCTTCTTTGATTCAATTACAGTAAGTTCATAATTAAGACGGTCAACATATTCTTTGATTTTTTCATCATCCATATTTACAATACCATTATCTTGGTATTTTTTTATTTTCTGATTTAATTTCGCAAAAGCAAGTTTTTTTATAATAACATCTGGCTTATCAGTCTTAAAATAATCTATAACCTTTTGTGTTGGCTCATATCTAGGATACTTCTCGATACCAGTTTCGAACTCAAAATTACATTTCTCAGCAACCTTTAATGTATTTGACATACAAACTTCAAGAAAACTATCTGGATATTTGAATCCGTATTTTTCATTTATTTTCTTATAATCATCACTACCAAAATACCAAAGCTCTCTATTCTCTTTCAAGAAACAAAATTGTACTGGTCTGTGCTGCTTAATTGATGTTACGACATCTTGTAAAATTGAATCTTCTTTTTTTGGATAGTAAGTATCATTACTCATGACTGGCATGATTTTGTACTTAGTTACCATTTTAATCAAGAAGTTGTTATACTGTTTCTGCGTAGCAAACTTGCTAAGCTTTAGTTCTGCTATCAAATCTTCACCAAACTCTCGTCTAAGCGTGTTTATATAAGCCTCAGCTTTATTATCTTTACCTCTCAATACCATGCTGGCAAGTTTTCCATCTAACCCAGATGTTGATACGATTAAGCCCTCTTTATATTTTAAAAGCCATTCAGTAGTTATTCTACCCTCTTTTTTGTAATATCCTTCTGTATTAGCTAGATACAACAAATGATTTAGGTTGCTATATCCAATCTTATCTTTAACTAATATCTTCAATTTAAAACTATCCCCCTCAAGAGCTTTGTCTTCAAACTTTCCGATATTATCATTTAAAAATATCTCAATCCCAAAAATTGGTTTAATACCTTTTGATTTACATTTTTGAAAAAATTCGAATGTTCCAGATAAAGTCGCATTATCTGTAATGGCCATTGACGTGTGTCCATATGACTTTGCTAACTCTATATAAGCATCAACTGAGCCAGCTCCATCTAATATAGAGTGAAATGTATGAAGACCAAGTGGAACCATAGGAATGCTCCCATCAACATGAACAACTGGTTTTTCCTGCGAAAAACTAGAAAGAGCTTCAACGCTAACTTCTTCATCATTCTCTTTAAAACCTAAAACACCAAGCCTCTGAAGCTCAAAGAAACACCTAGCCAAAGCTGTAACATCAGCAAGCGCATCATGGGCATCTTCGAACCCTGTGTTAAATAATTTTTGGTGTAATTCAGTTTGTGATGGATACTTAAAACCACTTCTACCTCTCGTTGCTGGTATTGCAACAAAGTCAGTAGTAAGCTTCATTGTATCAATATGCAAAGCATCTGGCACATAATTGTGCATACCCTGCCTTAACAATTCACAACCTACAACGTTTTCATCAAACGCAATATTGTGAGCAATTAAATATTTGCTATTTTTAACAGCTTCCCCAAACATTCTAAGAGCAGTATCAAGAGGTATTCCTTCTGATTTTGCTTTTTCGTTTGAAATTCTGTGGATTTTTACTACTTCGTCTGGAATGACGAAACCTTGAGGTTTTATTATTAGATTCTGAGAATCTGTTTCTACCCCATTCCTATCAAAGACTTTCCAGGCAATCTGAACCATTCTTGGCCAGTTGTTAAAATCAGTAATAGGTGCGCTGAAACTTAGAGCCTTGCCCGTTGTTTCGGTATCAAATACTATATACATTGTTTTCGTCCAGTTGTTTATATCTGTTCGGGAGATGGATGGCTCCCGCTTTTAAGTTTTCCCCCTTTGTTTGTATCTGTTTGGGAGGTTTGGTACTCCCATATCTTTTGCAAATGTAAATCAAAATATAAAACAATGCAAGTTTATATTTTAATATTCTTCATAATTACTATTATAATCTTCCTTGGTCATTTGAACTTTCGCTTGGATTTCTTTCAAAATACCAATCATTATCCTACAACTCCTACGAACATCAACCGCTGCCTCTTTTACTTTTTGGGGACCAAACAATTTCTTCAACCTTTTTTCAAAGTCTCCATCGAGCTCATCAAGAAGGTTTAAAACATCCTTCTTGACTCCATACTCGTCATTCTTATTCCATCCTTCATAGTATTTTCTATCAGGCATATTAACTATTTCTTTTTCTATTCTTTAAACTCTTTTCAATCTCACTCATTAATCTCTGACTATTTTCATCAATTCTATTAGCTCCTGCAACAAGAGGGTTTGTTTTTTCTGGCCTAGGTATTTCTACTTCTTGAATCATTTTCTTAACTCCCATGTCAGACAAACTATTGTTCATTCTTTTAATAAGTTTTGCAGATTCAAATTTCATCTTACTACCTCTCTTAATCAAAGCATTATCTTCAACCGTCTTAGCTTTCTTTGGCTCATCAGAACCAAGCAACTCATTAAGCAAGCTACCAGTATATGCATCAGACATCTTCATAGCTTTCTTAAACCTACTTTCAGCCAATGGCTCTTCAGCTGGAGCTTCTCCACCTTCGTCACCACCTTCGTCACCACCCATGTCTAGGTCGCCTCCTAAGTCCATTCCACCACCGAAGCCGCCTCCGCCACCACCAAGGTCGCCTCCGCCATCTTCTCCGCCTTCTCCAGATTGTTGAGCAGCCATCATTTCTTCAGCACCCTCAATCTCAAACTTCTCATCAAGGTCTGTAAACAATCCAATTTTCTTGTACATCTCAACAGCTGAATCAATTTCAGCAAAGATTTTCTTCTCAACTTTTTTCTGCTTAAGAATAAGTTTAATTTCAGATTTAGAAAACCCAAGTACATTTTCCATCGCCCAAACATAAGATGTTGGAGATGTTGCCTCCGCAGAGAACATTTCCTTAAACACCTCAAGACGAGCTTTCATTGTCTCCAACTTCAATAACTCTTGTTGAGTTGAAGGATTGGTAAGTGTGAGTGTAAAGTTATCAATATCATCCGTAAACCCGTTAAAGTAAAGGTGAATATTTGCAATCCTTTTCAATTCAGCAAGAATAGCTTGTTGAATTGTGTTGATAGTTCTTGAGAATCTAAGGTCTTGTTGACTTAAAGTAGAACCTCCTGGAAGACTTTCTCCGTAGTTCAAGTAGTTCTTAGGAACTTGAAGTGATGCGAACAATTTATTTTGGAAGTATTCAATATCCTGGATGTCTCCTAGATTAGATGCCCCTGGAAGCGTCTCAATTCTTGATGACCTATCAGCCCTCATCGGAATGAAATAATCTTCTGTTACGTTCATTGGATTATACTTCATATTGATATTACCAGTTTTCTGGTCAACAATAGGCTGCTTCTTAAGTTGCATCTGGAACTGTTGGATAAATTGACCAACATCAGCGTGCTCTAAGTTACCTACATCAATATAAAAAACCCTTCTCTCTGGCGCTCTTGTGATTCTATATACAAGCATAGAATCTTCAGCCAACTGTAGTTGTTTCCAAAGTTTTCTTGCTGGGTCAAGAATAGAACGTCCATAAGGAAGTTTTCTTGTATCTTCAAGAAGCCTAAAGTGAGCAACTTGCCAATCTTCAAAATAATCTCCAGTAGTTTCCCACCTGAATCTTACATCATCAGTTCTTCCATCAAACCCTTCTTCTCTATGAATTTCTTCGGCTGGCAGAGCCATTACATCATAAATACCATCTTCTCTATCAACGTGAAGATGCAAGAAGAAATCTCCATACTTAAGCAAATCCCTAATCCATAGTTTAAGCGCAAAATCTATATCAAGTCTATTGTAAAATAAGTCCTCAAGCAATGTTTTAACCCTCTCGTTCTCAGAGAAAATATCTAATATCTTTCCTTTTTCACCTCTAGTAATACACTCATCTCTCATTATATTAAGAGCTGCAGCGATTTCTGGAGACATATCCATAGACCTAAAATCCTGGTATGAATTAACCCTGTCCGTATCGTAATAGATAGTTCTAGTGTAAAGGTCATGAGCTATTTTATTAACCTGCCAATCAAGAAACTGCTGTTGAACGTTCTCAATATTATCTCCAGGCCTAATAAGACCGTTACCTCCGCTTGGATTTTGTAAAACCCCTGGATTTTCTACCTTCGGAGTTCTTCGCTTATTCTTATTTATTGCGTCATTAACGCCTCCGAATATGCTACCGTTATTATTGTCTGCCATTTTTGTGCTTAAATTTTATAAAATATAAATAATCATTTTGTTAAAGTAAATAGTTATCCAAGAAGCCAGCTTGTATCATCATCATCAAGGCCTTCACCACCTCCGATATTAATATTATTATTACCATTGAATATATAAAGACCTCCTCCACCTTTTGGTATATCAACCTTTTTTCTTGGAGTTCCTTCTGGAACCTTGCCAACAGTTGAACTCGCATTAAGCATCATCGCATTAAGCATGCTCTTATACATCTCGTTTGATGATGTTACGTTTTCAAATTCCGTATCTCTAATGTAAAGAGCGATACCAAGCGCCATGATTAAATCATCATTTGCACCTTTCTCATGTTCTGGCTTATCTCCATTCATAATGAATGTCTGAAATTCAAGCATAAGCTTTTTAGAGTGAAGAATAAGTGACCCTTCTCTCATGTGTTCAATAATAGCCTTTACAAGAAGAACTCTGTTTTTTCTTGACGTTTGGAAACCTGGAATTTCAGTTCCTTCGTTAACTTTATAGTTATGATGCCTTACGTGTATATCTTTTATATTTTTAGAAAAATACAATCTGTTCCTTAAATATTTAAACTTATCTCTAATATCAAAACAAACACCAAGACCAAATGAGTTAGCTTCAATTACCACATAAGCCATGTTATACATGTGACCAACAGCGTTAATTACAAATGGGAATAAATCTGGACCGACTTTATCTCTGTACTTAGCAACCTGCTCTAGCGTCTCAACATCAAGAACTTGAATTGTGGAGAAATCCTGACCATCACCTCTGGCGACATCGGCTGCAAGTATATATTGCTTACCCTCTTCTGGTCCTTTAAATATTTGCAGAGTAGTTTCTTCTTGTCTAATGCTCGCAAATCTTGATAAATCGTCTTTATATAAAAAATCAAAATGAATATATGCCTCTGGCGTGTGGTCTTTTTCCACTAAAGCGTGGTATTTAGACACAAGCTGCGCATCAATTGCAAGCCTTTTAGAGCCTTCAAATGAAAGGTCAAGCTCTTGCGCAATCTGAACCGAATCCCAAGTAAGTCTTTTACATTGTGATTCATACCACGGGCTCCATGGAACA